TTGTATCTCGTGGGGGTATAACAGCCCTGCTGGGGTAGCTACTTGTGGAAGTATGCCTTTAGCCGTAGTTCCGACAATAACTACTTTACCTTCTACGTCCATCTTATCTAGCGAGGTACTGTTAGTTTTAACCCAGTTGACCCAAACCCTGCCATTAGTGTCTGTGGGTATGGCATTCATTTGTTTAACCCTAACCTCTTGAATACCATACTGATTAGTCTTTATTACGTACGTATTTGTACCTGTAACAGCTTTCAGTAATTGGGTACCAAAACTAGCCATCCAGCCTTCTTGACTTCTCATTAGCAGCGGCATTCTTCGCACTAAATTATCGACATCAACCGGAGCAGAGACTATGCCTTGCAAAGCAGAATCTCGAAGAATTTTAATGTTTTGGGTAACGCCTGTAGCCGTTATGCCACCTATATCATCTCCCAGTATCACAGTACCTTCTGTGGCTGGTATAGTATTCCAGCCATCTGTCTCAAACATAGCAATTACGCTAGGGTAATATGATAAAGCTTCTGCAAACGCTGCGTCACCACCAAATCTGTCAGGCTCGCTAAATACAGCTACCCACGATACTGAGGCTGCGCCTGCGTTTAATAGGTCTATGTGAATCTGCGCTAGGCGTTCTCTTGGAAAAGGCCACCCGCCCTCCTCATGTATATTTTCTTCCGTTAGGTTTAGTAAGACTATGTTACCTGTGGGTTCTTCTGTGTTTACAAAATAGTCAAAGGTGCGCAGTTTAACGACCTCAACAACAGTCGGAGGGTATATTACAGCAACGAAAAGTAACGCGGCTAACAATCCTATAATTGTTTTCTTCAACCCGGCTCCCCTATTACACTAGAATATTTATTAAGGTGCCTCGCCGACTTAGCGGAAAACCATACTTATGACGTACGTATCTTATATAGCTCACTTAACCCTCCTGTAATATCCTAATGGTAGAGTCACCACTGTTAATCTTTATCACGTTAGATACTCCATCTTGAATTAGTATAACCGTGTAGCCTCCAGCGATGTTTAGGTCTAGCCGACTATACTCACTGACACTGCGAATCAAACTTATAGTCTGTCCTGTTATAAGAGTCGTTATCTGAGTATCAGCATCTATACCCAACGAGGTACCTGTAACAGTTACTCCAGAGACTTGAGCAAGTTTGTCTTCCTCCTCTGCGACACCCAGCGCGTCTAATATGTTAAGTAAGTCTTCTAGATAATTAACATCTAAAAAGTTTATATCTAGCTCAGTAAACTCTAGGTCATCCTCCGCTAAATAATCTTCCGCGAGATAATCAATGTCTAGCGCGTTAAAATCTAGTATGTTTGCGGTTTTACCTATTCGCTCTTCCGTAGTTACCTTCTCTTCTTTGGGCGGAGTAACGATGAGCATGTTGTCAATAAAATCTAAAGTTAGGTCTAGTATCACAGGCTTAGAGGGCGCTGACTCAAACACTGATACAGTCGTGGCTTCATACGGCTTGTTAAGCAACACCGTGCCCATAGCAGTAATAACTTCTATCTCTCCACTGGAAACCCCGTATTGATCAGGAAGAAGAATGATTAGGCTACGCCCCAGCTCGTCTACTGTAGCTGTGAAATCCGTACCGCGAATCGCAATATCCGCCGTGGGAGTCTTGAGGGTTATGTTTCTCCTGTCTATTTTACCTAGCTTACCCGTTATAAATCTTGCTGTACCTAGGCCAAACGTAAGAGCCATTTTCGCTTTAGAGGGGTCAGCATCAAAAACATACTCATCTATGGTAAGTTGAGAATGCTCAGTTAGCTTAACCTGTGAGTCGTCTAAAAAAGTAATGGCTATCCTACCGTTAGTAGTGACAGCCTTATCGTTTGATTGAATAGAGGAGTCTAAACCCGCTTTGTTTTCTTCTTTACCTCGGTTGATCTGGGCATTGCCGGATACTTCAGATACCCCACCTATATCAACAGCCTGTGCTACTACCTTGATCGTTTTGAATGACACAAAGAGTACCATTAGAACCAACAGATATAATTTTAAGCCAGTCATTATCCTGAGTACTCAGTTGTTGAATATTAAATGTTCTACTGCCGCCTGTTTGATCTAGGTAAAAGTAACCTCCAGCTGAAGCAGTGACTCCAGTTCCAGTGTAGGTTAACGTGTTATCAGAACCATCAATATCAACGTAGTTAGTAGCGCCGTCGATATTTATATTTGACGTTATGGTGTTGTTACTACCCTGAATGATCCAATCTAGGTCTAAGGTAGCCGCGAGTGCAGTGGTGCCTTGGTTCAACGTGAAGGTGTTACTTGTGCCCGTAACATCAACTTGCTGGTTAGAGCTGTCTGCGCCGTAAGTGTTTGAAGGGTCTACTTGAATAGTAAAAGTGTTGGTAGAGCCTGTGAAGTTATAATCACCAGTAAAGCTGTCAGCCCATATATCACCAAAGAACTTATTCGTAGCTCCGATCATGTTGATGTCTAATGTCATGCTCGCGCCGTCTAAGTCTAGAGGCGTTAAGCTACCCGCCGTTGAACCTAGTCCACCGATAAGGTTAGATATACCTAGTTGTTCTATGTCTATATTTGCGGTTGCGCCAGACTGATCTATGTATATTTCATTGTCAGCCGCGAACAGCGGAGATGCAATCATCATTGCAATCAGGATCATTAACTTTTTCATGTTTCCAAAAACTCCTGCTATAACCAATATTAATTAACTCTAATACCGCTCCTTCTATGGCTTTCATAAGGGCTATGGTCGTAGATTCGTTTCGCGAGTTTCCTAACTCTATTTCAACTAACTCTGTTCCTAGTTCTACAAACTTAAATACATCTTCAGATTGTCCATAACTAAAAACGGTTTTCTGACTTAGCACTTCGATTAATATCTCGCCAGTCGCTACGGATACCATCCTTAATGACACTGTAATGTTATCTTTTCTGTACTGTGCGCTCTTACCAATACCTAAATATCTAGCACCCATACCGCCAGTAGTCAAGTTAGTATCATACGCTATAACTGCCCCTTCTAGCAATACTCCAGCAAAAAGCAGAGGGGGTACCCCAGTACTATCACTGTCCTTGGGCATCTGTTCTCTAGCTGATCTTATAAGTTGTCTTTCTTTTGTTAGGTTATCAAGGCCTACGCGCTCCACAACCCGGAAGAATTTACCGTTAGCTGCATGTTTTAACGCACGTATGAGAAGGGCGCTAGGCTGCTGTGTAACGGCGGTTGAGAATAAGGCGAATGAGCTATTGCTTTTGCGCTGCCCGGTCTGATCCGTAAACGAGTTGGGATATACAGCGACTATAGGTTTTATCATCGGAGGGGCGACGTTAATTAACGCGGTTGACTGTAGCTCTTTGACCTCGACTACATCGTTAGCGCTGAACCGTTGACTATAAGTATCCTCAAATTGATCAAAAACTGAACAACTAGAAAGAAAAAGAACCGACAGGCAAAGTAATCTCCGTAGTATTTCCATCTGCATCCGTTATGATTAAGGTGATAAAGTCTCCATCAACAAAATACTCTATTGTATTGCCTTCTAACTCAAGTATTCCAGATGTACTCATTGTTTCGCCAAACAAGTTATTGACCAGCTGACGGCTAAGTTCCGCGTATATACGGGATTCAAGGTTGCGAATAAATCGTGCCAGCGTTGTGTTTTCTGCGTCCCGTTCAAGTTCTTCTTGGTACGCTTTTATCTCAGCAGCTATATCCGCTTTACGGTTAAATTCTTGATTTTCTATAGTTAGGTAATGCGACGACGTATTTATTCCGTTAAAGCTTGGTGACTTAAACTTATGAGTCATCTGGTCAGCTGTTATGGGCATAGATACCCATAGAACCGTACTCAATATAATGTTAATCTTTCCGCTGGTCATCTCTATCTGCCTTAGCTAATCGATCTGTTTGTAGAAGTTGCGGTACCCCTAAGACAGTTTTTAACAGTACGTCCTGTCTTATAATCTCGTTATCCACAGAGCGTACGCGATCTATCAAGGCTATTAATATCCCGTGTTGCCCATCTAACTTACTACCAAGACGCTCTTCTAAGTGGGCTATCTGCTCCACTAGTTTATCATCCAGTGTGTCTACTTTGGTTTCTAACCCATCGATAATACGATTAATAAGCTTCCAGATAAACATCCCCAAACCTAGCGCAGCAGCTATTGGGAATCCGACTTCGTTAATTAACTGTACAACATCCACAAGTTACTTCGCAGATATTGGCGCTGTAGTAACAAAACGTAACACAGTAACACAAGACGCAATGATACAGCCTACCATAGCTTGACCCGCAGCTGAGACCGGGAGGAACCCCACATAACCCTGTAAGATAGACAACACTGCAAGCGCAATACTAAATTGCACTGTTTTCGATTTAAGACTTTTTAAAATAATTTCCACGAGTATTACCTCTTATTGAATAACGCCCATTGCTATTTTATGTGCTACTCCAGCACCTACTTGTACAATAACAGCATCAGTTGCTGCTTCATCATAAGTAGTACCGTCTTCTTCAAAACTGACATTAACACTTCTTGAATGCGTTACAGTACCATCTGTAAATGTTACTTTGATATCTCTAACGCCTGTTACAGTTTCGCTAATAGTTTCGCCGTCGTTATCTGGATCAGGCGTTTCATGCACCCTAGTTCCGTCGAAAGTTTCGTCTTTTGTATATGTAATTGTCACTTTTATCCTCCTTAAAAAGGTAAAGATACAGTAGATATTTTATTTCGTATAGCTTCTTCTATATCTTCGTCAGCTGACTCTGTTCCAATAATCTCCATCCACTCGACTATTTTAGCATGAGTGAGATCAGCAAAAGGTGTTAGCGCACTAGTATTTAAGAATTCTTCTGTTATTGCAAAATACATTGTGTCTGTTATTTCAGCAGTTACTCCATTATCATCAGTACCTATTTTTTTAAAAACAAGTTCACTTATTAAATTAACATAGTCCACACCGTTGATTGTTATATCTTGAACCTTCGGAGATTCAGGAAATTCGTATGTGTAAGTTATTGCCATTAGAAACTTGCTCCATCGTACATTTTATATCGTACTTTAATAGTAAGACTGGTTACATGACTGCCCAGTGTCGCCGAGGTAAGTTTAGCAAGTGTTATATCGTTTTCGCAATGATACAAACGAGATTCTCTGTCTTGGTAAAGAAAAGAACACAGGGAATTGTTATAACTTGACTGTGTCATATTCGTCACAGTGTCCGCACGAAACTCTGCTATTGTTTTACCCGCCGTGTAGTTATTTGACGCGAGCCTCATAATCTTACCACTGGCGGAGCTTAAAGCCGCATTTGAGTAGGAAGTGTATCTCATACAAAGAATAACTTCGAATACTATTCCGACTCTTCCCGGATTAGAACCTCTGCTATTGCTAAAAGTAAAAACATTATAATGCGATCCCACCGACATCGCATTAAATTGCGCTCTAGTCATGGTGACGCTTTGCTCAACAATATCGTTTGCCAACTCACCCGTATTTGAGACACCCAGAGTTCTTACATTAGAGGCTCCTTGAGATGCAACAGTTTCAGTCCATCCAGACTGATATGCATTATCGCTGTTGCTATGTGTTGTCACGTAATTGTGAGTCGTCGGGCCTGCGCTCCCAGAGTGGCTCAGATGAGACTGATAATTCCAATTACTGAAATTAATTGACCCAGTATTTAAAGTATTCGAACTACAGTTATAACTAAGCTCGTTATCTTTATAAACAGTACCCGCAGTAACAGTGCTATTTGATGTATCGCCTAAAAGAAGTTTTAACGTGGTGTTACTATTTCCTTGGGTGTTAAATGTTACCCTTCCCGCGTAGTCCGCGACTAACCCTGAGCTTACACCGTCATTTGAGCTTCCCCACAATGTACCTTGAGCGTTACTTGATATTGTTCCAGTTGTCCACACTCCAGAACCAGCAGCAAACGTAGTAGAACCGTTTTGCATTAATAGAAGCTGGTGATTAAGACCCGATCTCGATTGAGCATTAGAGCCGCTATAAGCATAATTAGGGTTATAAGACCAAGCTAGTCCGTATAGATTCCCCCCAGTCCCACTACTCGTTCCGTCATCAGCTAGACTGTAAGATGTACCCATAGACCATACGTGTTGGTATCGAGAAGCACTGTATGTCCCATAAACACCGCGACCATAATTATTGGCAACAAGAGCTTTCTGTGTAGCCATTGTAATCGTGCTAGAAAACGAGTCTGCGGCATCACTGCGTAAGAATGAAGCGGCATCGATTCCATCGAGTAGGTTAGAATTACTTGCATATGATGCAGTACCTGAAAGATTACCAACATACGTTCCGTTATTATCAATATAGGACTTGTCAGCTCCATCTCTCCTGAACTGACAAATAAGATTTGAAGATGAATCTGATACGATATACCAGCGATTTGAGTGGTATTGTATTTTACCTTGCGATCCCGGATTGCCTGTCCAAGTAGAACTAGCATTAGAAACTATAGAAGAACTAGTAATATTAATAGCGCCATGACCACCAGTAAATGCGTAATCACCGCTTAACGTATCAGAGGCATCACTCCTTGCGAAACTGGCGGCATGAAGACTATCTACCGTATCTGCATTACCACCATTTGCTGGGAGACTCGTTGGAAGTGTGATATAACTCGACCAGTTGGCTTGGTTAAGGACTCGCTTTAAACCAGAACCTTCGTCTACAGAAAAAGCACCATTTACAAGTTTCTGAATATCCCAACCAGCCCACTCTCCATCAAGGAAACCATAGTAACCAGAATCTCCATAGAGTTGGAATGCAAATGTTCCATCGCTTTCTTCCATGTGAATTCCAGCGGCACTGCCACCAGACCTTACACTGAAGTTCCTGTTACTGTCCTGCCATCCAGAAGTAGTGCTAGTTGGTGAAGTGAAAAATGCCGCCGCATGTTTTCCATCGACCGTATCTGCATTACCACCATTTGCTGGGAGCGAGGTAGGATAAGCGGGTAAATTTGCGCTTGTAATTACTTGTGAGCCGTCAACCGTTACGGCACCGCCGCTAATAGCCTGAAATGTACTGCCGGAATTGACCTGTAGTGTCCCATCTGTTCTAAGGGTTCCACTGTTCTGGTAAAAAGACTTATTATTATAAGTCCTAATCCAAGTGGTGTCGGTCATGTAGAAACCGCCACCATAAGTATTATTGTACCAACCTGTAGCGCCGTTAGTCCGCAACCAATCATTAGCAATTACTTGATTTGCAGTAATGTTGTTAGTAGTAGTATTACCTCTACCTGTGACACTAGCTAGCGTGTCAGTTTCGGTATAAGACGTAATGCCAGTACCAACAATATTTATAGTGGCGTTTCCGCTTTGGTTAGCCGTAAATGTACCACCGCCAGATGCACTGCCACTTGTAGTAATATTTAATGTTCCGTTTCCAATACTGGGCGCACTATAACCAAGTTCAGATAAAGTAGGCTTATTACCTTCGTGATATATAGCATATGAAGCCGCACCAGCAGACCAACCGCCCGTAGACAATTTATTTGTTCCGCCATCTAATCCTAAGTAAGTTGCATAATCCCCGCCTACATGGAATGACATAAATGCATCGTTACCCGATCCAGAAGCGAAGACCTCTAAACTAGATTGGTACGAAGCGGTAGTAGCCATATTAGTATTTGAGTACCACTGCGTCCTGTTGCCATAGCTAGTTACACTATCTACTACATCCTTTCTAATAAAGGAAGCGGCATGAAGATTATCTACTGTATCCGCATTACCACCGTTCGCTGGAAGTGAGGTTGGTATCGTTGCTCCAGTAATAGTAATAGTGTTATTACTGCTTTGGTTAGCACTAAACGTGCCGCCGCCGGAAGCCGATCCACTGGTGCTTATAGTCAATGTGCCATTATTAGCAGACGTAACCGTTGCCGCTGTTAAATACCCTTGGGTCGAATGATTACCCCAGCCGTAAGCTGTGTTCCAGTTTGTGGAGTTATTGGTAAACGGTAGAGTGTAGTTATTAGCACTTGCTGCAATGCCGTCGAGTTTATTCTTTAAAGTAGTAGTAAAGTTTTGTTGGGTTAATCCACCAGCTCCTACAACAAGATTGCCTGAGTCGTAAACTTTTCTCCAAGTTTGAGTACTATTAATAGCGACATTACTAAAGCTTCTGTAATACATATTGCTATTTGAACTAAAACCTATCTGGCTATTATAATTTCCGCTATGTCTATTAAAAGTTAAAATTGAATTTGAGTTATCAGTAGTGGGCATTCCTACAGGGGCACTTCCTTGTGAAAGCTGTCCTGTATACACACCTCTACCTGTTCCCGGATGAGTATCGCCACTTCCTCCATCTCCAATAAATGCATTTGTTTCTGCTGATAGGTATCCACCAGAAGCATGATTGCCCCAACCGTAAGCTGTGTTCCAGTTACCTGAGTTATTGGTAAACGGTAGCGTGTATACCGTATTGGTATAATTTCCAGTATGGATATTTGTTGAACCTTGGTCTGCCGTCCAATCGATATGCTCATTCGCTACAAAGCCTGTGAGATTATCGTGATTAAGAGTAATGACACCCGTAGCACCATCAACACTTGCAACCGCATCCGTAGGCGTAGCTAGTAATGTGAAGTCTGCCATAGAGCTAGCAGTTCCACCATTGTGCATATATGTCTTGGACTCATCAGAGCGAACTACGACATCGCCTTCTTCCGTAGTCAATGCTAGCATGGCCGCTTGACTTGAAGCGGTTTGAACCGAAGTTATAGCAGTTGCTGGTAGGTTTGTTAGGTGAATCGTTCCAGCGCTTGCCCCAGTCCAGTTAATATGCTCGTTAGCTACAAAACCTGTGAGATTATCGTGGTTAAAGTCACTACTTGTGTAAGTAGTATTTGTATCTGTAAACAAAGCGCTCGCAGGCACGTTCGTTAGAACCTGAGAGTCATCTACTTTCCCATCTAACGCAGTTTGTAGCCCAGTGATAAAACTAATGGCGTGAGCTGAAGGGTGTGTATAAACAGTATTGGTATCTGTAAACAAAGCACCTGACGGTACGTTCGTTAAGACCTGAGAGTCGTCTACTTTCCCATCTAACGCAGTTTGTAGCCCAGTGATAAAACTAATGGCGTGAGCTGAAGGGTGGGTGTAGTTATTGGCGCTAGTTGCTACCGTATCTAACTTAGTGCCATCAACAGAAACATCCCGGCCATCAAAGGTAGAGTTGGTGGTTATAGCGCCTGTCATAGCGCCGCCGCCAAGCTCTAACTTATCGGTGTTGAGATTACTAAAGTTAGCATCAACCTCAGAATTAGTTAGGGGCGAGCCCTTACCTGCCCTAGTTGTAATAGTAGCCATTGCTTACCCCTTCCTAATTAAGATGCGCTAAGTGTAATAGTCCAAGTAATCGCCATAGTGTCGTTAGCGCCCTTGTTTACTACCGCAAAAACTGTGCGGCATAGCATAGTTCCAGAAGATGCAGCATTAAATACCCCTGCCTCCGTAATTGCTCCGGTTCCCTCGCCTGCTTCAAACGAAGACACGTAAACAATAGTGTTAGAATTAGGCGTAGTAGAATCAAGAGCTTCACGAGAGCCTAAAATACTGCCTACATCTGTTTGTCCAGCAGCAGGTGTAGTATTGTCTGACCCAACAGCCATGTGACTCATAACGCTGCTAGATGCATCAGCCATACGATCACAAATAAAAGTAAGTCCTGCGGAAACGATGAGGTTTTTCTCTGTACGAGACTCCTTCACTTTCCCGTCTTTGTCTTTAAGAACGATCTGTAAATCGCCTCTAAGCTTCAATGTATCGTTTATCATGGTATACCTCAAAAAGTTCTGCTAACGCCAACGTAAGTCTCTGCGAAATAGTCATTGTTGTCTACGTATCCTTGACTAACCAGTAAACCAGAGTCGGCTAGGGTAGCTGATTCACTGCGGAGTTTGTTAATTGATTTTACATCAGTTTCTACAACATATCCATTGTCCGCTTTATCGTATGTCACTGCAAACGAAGTTGTGTCCGAAAATATGCTGGTTTCTTGGAAAGCTCTACTGTAATTTACCTGTCTACTATACGCGTCTTGCGCTACTCCCGTGTCCGAAAGTGTTCTTCCCACAGCAAAAGTAGTGTTGTCTGAGGTTATCCCTGCGTCACTAAACGCTCGCTGCCATGCAAACTGTAACGCTACTGAATCTGTAAACCTACCTATGTCAGTTCTAGACTTATTCGTAGAAAAAGTTGCATCTTCAAGAACTACAGCTAATTCGTTTATAAGTTTAGTTGTATCAAATGAAACTACACCTTCAAAAGTACCAAGCTCAGCTAAAACTTTAGTTGTAGTCGAAATAACGGTGTCTGTAATAGAAGGTGTTTCTATTTTAGTTCGGTAGAAATTGTTAGTTACTTGTATAACTTCACCTACACTAAACGCGTCGGAAGTGACTTTAACAAACGTCATCGTTTGATCATCGTCTATTACAGCTTCACCGTCTAAGTCATCAGTTACTCCAATTAATTCTGAAAGCGCTTTAGCAGTATCAAAACGAACCTCATCAGTAGTCACTGGAAGTTCAGTTAACAGTTTTGAAGTGTCAAATGTAATAACGTCTATTGCAGAGTTAAACGTAGCAGTGTCAAACGGTGCAGTTCCCACACCGAGTGTAGTGAAGTCAGTAGTCTGCGACGTATCAGAGAAATCCCTAAAATAATCTATTTGTAGGCTAGTTTCATCAGAAGCCTGCCATGTATCCGCAAAAGGTTTAACTGTGCCAAGCCCTACTACTTCACTAAATATCGCCTCGTCAAAAGCTGCATGCTTTAATAAGAACAGGCCCACTTCTATAATTGCTGGAGTAATATTATTGTATGAAACAACGTATGAAGCGTCTTTTATCGATGCGTCATAAGACAGCTTAGTATTTTCTACACTAAATGAGGGGTTTACTCTGGTGAGTTTAACTATCATTAGGCGTTATCCGCCTAATCGAAGTCGTTACGTACTTTAAACTTAACTAAATCGTATATGGTTTGTATCCCGCCGCCTGAAAAAGTTACTTCCAGCTCGCCTTCGTATAAACCGTCTACAGAAAAAGCATCTGAAGTTACGGGTACGATAACAACTCCGTTTTCTGGGTCAGCTATAACCCCGGATATAGTAGCATCAAGAGCTGTGCTACCTATTTTACGTACGCGAAGCTTAACTGAAGCCCCAGTTATATCAATAGGTGCCCAAGTAGTACTATCATTTACATCAAACGTAATTCCAGCAGGACTTTCGCTTTGATCTTTTAGGACGAACCGAAGGTCAGGCAGCGTATCCCCGGTAACTAATTTTATAGTTTGTAAATAGGCCATCTGTTACCTCTATTTTTTGGGTGTTACGCCAACAAGACCCTGCATCTCAACACCTAGAGCATTACCAAATGCTTGGTAGTGTGCTTGCGCTCGCTGTGCATTACCCGCGTACTCACTATCTTTCGTGTACGCCCTGTACAAGATATAATCTAATACAATATTGCCATAAATATCAGGTAAATCTATATTTCCTGATACATCTGTGTAGTCTGTACCCGCCGCTGGCTCTGTTACATCCGAAGGATACGCAGAGTAGGTTATATCTACTTTAGTAGTTACAAGAGCAGGTGGATACACAAAAAATACTTTAGGGTCACGAGGATCATAGGTGTAGTGAACAGTACTAATGTTACCACTCAGTGAATACCAGTTAGGTATCTGGCTATCCAGAATCTCTCTGGGCACTAGTCGCACAGAAGAATTATTACTTCCAACGGCTGAGTTGCGGAGTATGTCAATTAACTTCGCCCCATCAGTAGGTAGAGTTTGTTTAGGCCCAACGACACAAGTAACAGTAGCGTTCTTAATAGACGCATCGGGACGATAGAGTATAACCTCACGCTGACCATCGTTCAAATAACGAACTAGCTCTGCGATAGGCCAACGAACCGAAGTAGTATCTTGTAATGTGTCTACTACTCGGCGAACAATAGATTGTGCTGTAAGCGCCATTTTTTACCTCACTAACGGACGTGATTTAACACGGGTTCCACCACGGATACGCCCGTAGTAACTTTCTGTTTTAGCCGCAGAACAATGCTTAACGGCCTCCATTTCCATTTTAGCAGCTAACATATCGTTGCTAAAGGGCATGTTGGGTATAGCAGCAAGCTTTGATATAGCCCCCGCCGCAATCCCTTCACTATAATAATTATACAGGTCATTTTCTAACGAAGTAGCTGCTCTAGTTGGCGCATACGCCGCAGTTACTATCACGGAATACGCAGCATCTGGTAACGGGTGCATATTCACTACTAACTGAGAGTCAGTTCTCGTTGTGTAATACGAAGTAGGCTTAGCCGACTGCGAATTTAATCTCGGTACGTCTTCTTCAAAAACGCCACTTATTTCAATACCATCTACTGTTACTGCTAAAACCCTAGACACCCTCATTTGATTATTAGGTGTTTCAAGGTCATAACTTACAAGTCCGCTAACTGTACTAAACGCGTCAACAGTCTGCCTTATAACATTAGATTGATCGCAGAACTTAATAGCAGAATCGAGTACTGCTTGCCGGGCCATAGGCTCAGAACAACCTACTACATAAGGTAGTACCCGTGAAAAAAAGCTGTCTATACTAATCATAGCTACGCCTAGATACTATAGTGGTAAGTTGAATTCTAGCAATTATACCTTTATTTTACGATGTTTTGTTACTGATTTATTTTTGGCCGTCTACGCATAAAAAAGGGCTCCGAAGAGCCCTTAGATTGTAACACTTACTTACTAGCTACGCTAACTTAGGTAGCTGAACCAACCTGAGCAACAACAAGAGCTTCAGGCTTAGTTACTTTACGGCCATATACTGCCAATCCACGAACGATGTCGCCGAAGTCAGTTTGGTTACGTAAAGGCTCTGTCTTATCAATGGTCATAGCGAAAGACACAGCAGACTTAGTACCAGCAATCATGGTACGACGCGCTTTAGCGCTGCTTAGAGCAGAACCAGTAGAAGTAGCTGAAAGTCCAGCAACCAAGTTCTTAGCGGCAGCACCTTTAGGTAGCAAGTTAGAAACGTATACGTTGAAACGATCCAACATACCAATCTTACCAGTACGAATAGTGCTTGACTGATCACCAGTAAAGTAAGCTTGAGCAATGTTAGATTGCATCAACAGGTGACGATCAAACGGAGAGATAACTAGGAAACGTCCATCTTCAGGTACGTTCTGCTCATCAAGGGCAGTAGACATACGCAAGATAGCGTTAAGTACATTCTCGGGAGTTGCTTGGTCAATAGGAGCAGTATCTGATCCTAAGTTATAAGCAGCAGAGATTGCACCAGCAGCAGAGCCTTTGTTCAAAGCAGCAGGGCCTTCAGTAACGAAAGAGTTAAAGAACACTTCGTTTTCGATGGCAATTTTTAACTGCTTAGCAGCATCTTCGGTGAACATGTTCATCAATTCCATGTCAGCCTGATATGCAAGAACGTCGTTTACTTGGACGCCAAAGTACTTACCTTTGTTGATCTGCATGTCTTGGAAACTAGGAGTTGGAACTTCATAAGCCAAAGTCTGACCAACAGTATAGTCAGATATGCTGATTGAAGGAGCCAAACGGATACGAATAGTATCGCCTTGGTTCTTCAGCTCGCCTTCATAATCAGTGTTAGTGATTTCTGAAAGGATGGTGTTTTGGTAAAATTTAGCCAGTAACTTACCTGACCAAAGCGTTGGGATAAACGCACCGGAGTACGTGGGGGTAGTGTCAAAAGCGCTACTACCTGTGACGGGATATACATTAGCCATTAGAGGCCTCCAATAGGATTAAGAGTTATGCTACTACACGGCCATCCATGTAAGCAGCGTCAATTTCAGCTTCAAGTTTGTTAGCTTCGTCGAATTTCGCTGAACTGTTAAGAGTAGCCGCTTTCTGAAACATTTTAGCAATGTCAGAATTCGTATAAATCTTACCTTTCTGCGAGGTCTTAGTTGCCGTAGCAGCCGTTCGACTTGGCTGAATCTGACGTTCAAGTTCTTCGCTTGGTTTAGCTTCAGGAGTTGGCTCTACTGCGACATTTTCCTTACGGTATAAGTCTACGTAGTATGCTACTGCTTCTGCATCGCCAGCGGCGAATGCTTGTTGAGCTACTGAACGTCGGGGGGCTCGTAGTACAGGGTCTACTTCATCCAACCAGCTAACCCAGCCTTTGTCAGCGTTAAGCGCTGCAAAATCGGGAACTAATTGGTGTAGCTTACTCTGGAACGAACTCTCCGCTATTTTGCTATCGGTAGTGCCAAGAAGCTCTCGCAGCTCAACATTCTCCTTTTGCATAGTATCCAATTTTACTTGGAATTCCGCAGCTACTTCGCGTGCTACCTTACGCTGAACTTCAATAAGGTCTTCTCCGAAGTTTTTAACATCTTCATCTGTTACCAGTTTCTCTACAGGTTTAGGTTCTTCTGCCTTAGCTTTGAAAGAATCTTGTAGCTCTTTGAGCTGTTGGTTCATCTCTCTAACTTGGGTATGAAGTTGTGGAACTTCTTTATCGTACATACCTTGTAAGGTTTTGTACTTTTGTTTCCACACACCTGCATCTTCATCTGGTTTTTTAGGCTCTTCTTTAGGCTCATCAACTACAGCTTCGGGAATTGCTTCTTCCAGTACTGGCTCTGCTTCAGGCTCCTCAATGGTTTCAACAACGGCCTCCGGTATTTCTGCTACTTCTGGGGCTGCTTCTACTACCTCTGTTTCACCTAGTAGCTGCTTTTCTAGGTCTTCAACTTCCTTTAACTTTTTAGCGACTTGCTTTGGTAAAGCCATAACATACTCCTTTAAGCTCCAACTCTGTTTCCAGCTCCTCTATCGGTGTGCCTTTAACGTAATGGTTTGCTAGGATTAAAAAAACGTCTTAGTGACGCGTTAACACCTCTTGCGATTTCTGAACCGCTTCGAGGAATTCTTTGAGAACAGTCGCCTTTCCTTGCAGTCTGTGGATTACTACTGGGTCGTCCGCCACTACTAGAGAGTCTTTTACTTCTTGTAGTTTGGCTTCAAACAACTCCAATAAACCTGCAATAGATTTGCAGTCATTTAGAGCCTGTAGCTGCTGCTGTTTAGGTTTATGCCCTATAAACATTGTCATTATAAACTATGTCCTGATATGTCTGTCAAGCGCCGTTGGGCCTTGGTGACATTATATTACCTTCTCTACCACCAACTTGCGACCCATCAGGTAACATATTCTTCGGTGCTTGCTGTTGACCTTGTGGTGGTTGACCTTTCATTTCCTGCATATGCTGTTGGATGCCCTGTTCCATTTGTGCTATTTGCTCTTGCTGCTGAGCAATAATCTGGGCTTGTTTCTGTAGCATGCTAGCCTTGGGGCGATCAGGAACGATACGATCTGGATTTGTGTTTAAGTTCATGGCTGCATCGCGGAGAAGTTCTGCCGCGCCATCTAAGCCTACGATCTCTTGCGCCATCGGGCTATTAAGTACCAGCTGTAAGAAGTCATTCTTACGGACAGCTTCAGCTTCTTTAACAATCAAGCTGCTAGCACCGCGTGCGCTAATGTTAACGTCACCGACTAGATCAGGATCGTCAGAGTAACGTAGGTTGTCATGGTATAACCGCTGTATTGCCGGGATTATTACATTCTTATCTATGTTATTGATTACCTGCTTAATGCCTTTGCCAGCATTGGAGATCATCATGGCTAAACCTGAGCTAGTTCTACCTGCGCCCGGAGTATGTCCGCCAGTCATGTACTTTGGAATCATCGTGTCTTCATCAGCACGCTCTGAGAATTTCTCGAACACTGCCATCAACTCTTGCGCGTTGCTGTTAGGTTGGAAGAAAGACAGAGGAGGTGAACCGTCGTTATACTCTGAAGCTTGGAACTGCCATATCTTCCAAGGGTGCATATCAGAGATATCTTCTCCAGCAGGTAGGCGGCTAATATTAACCCCGACCTGTGGGCCTGACGATATACCCATGTTGTTCGCAAGTGCGCGACTTGTTGCGTTAACCATAGCCTGTGAGTCGCGGCATAAATCTGCAACGCCCTTACCATCTACCGATCCGGGCTTAGCTTCGTACGAAGTCATGTAGTACGGCTTTCGGCCAATAGGATCATAATTAAGTACAGCACGTATAACAGTATCACCAATTAACCACACCTCACATGGGTAGTTCATTGATTGATCTTCAATCTCATCTTCCGGTACACCCCACTCTACGAGCAGTTTCCCAGATATGCTATCCCACAACTGTAGTGCATCAATAAGGTCATCGTTGTTTACGGCTTCTGACGGACGCTTGCCTTCAGCGGTTGCCCTAGCAGAGTCAACCCACAACCATTCTTTAAGGCCACCGCCATTAAAGTCGTTTAAAACTGTTTTGATAGCATCGTCGTTATAGCCGGGAACGCCAACTAAAGTTTGTAAGTCATCAGCCGTCATTCTATGACGTTCGATAACAAAGCCATCATTAATACTCCAAGCCCACGGAGCCCAATAAAGGTCGAACGGGTTTACTCGCTCCCACTCGTTACGTATAACTTCCTGTGGCACTAACTTACCTTCTGACCACTTCAGTACTTTGCGACGACGCTTAACTGGCCCTTTCATAACTGCGTAAGGGAAAGTTACCACGTCCTCTATAAATTCGTTAAACGCTTCGTACCAACCACCTTCTAAAAGCTGGTCTTCCATTTTGCGTTCCATACGAGCAATGCGCCTCTCAGATTCTTCTTCTGCCAGCTCTCTTGCTTCGTCTTGCATCTCGTTGGCGATCTTAGCTAATTCTTCTTCTTCAGGCATAGCACCTGTAGATTGCATAGCCTGCATGATTTCTTGTGCTAACTTACCTTCCAGCCCTTGTGTAATTTCTTCGGGTAACTCTGGATCAGGTGTAGCGTCCATAGACCAAGGTTTGTCACTGCCAGTACCTAATAAGGTATCTCGTAGCCAACTTGTAGCTGCGCGGCATTTAACTGACGTTAGCTGTATAAATAAGTCAGACCCACCTTGAGCTTTAATTTCAGCGCAGACACTTGGATCATATTCGCCATTGCGCTGACGAACACACTGTAACATCCGTTCCTCAAGATCACGTTTGGCTACATGCGCAGATTCCCAACGCTTACGAACGTGTGCAGCTAGTTCTTGTATATAGGTCTCTTGCTGTAACTTCTCGCTACCTTCTTTCGCTTGTCTCTCAAGATCAGCTGCGCTCGCTACAGGTATTAACGCCATGTTTGCCATTATGTAATCCTATCGTGATTTATGGTGCCTGTTACGGTCATCAGAGTTTAAAGTCTTTACCAAAGCTTTTGACGCAGCCCTAGAGTCTTTAGATTCTTGAGATTCAACCGTTACCTTTGGCGTTACTTCTACCTTTGGCTTTATTTTACGGTCATCAGAGTTTAGAGTGCTTACTAAAGCTTTAGATTCAGCGGACATTTTATTTTTAGGGTGCGCCATTGTTATTTCCTATTTTTAGCTACTCGCTGTCCGCGC